GGCTGTTGATGATTTTCAGCCAGCCGTCAATGGACACGATGGGTTGCACGCCGCCACGGTTGGCAAAGGCGTAGATTTCTTTGGTGATGGGGTTGAGGCGGTATTGTTTGGCGATGGCGAGAAAGGTGATGATTTCCGCCGGACGCGCGTTGTTCGGGATGATGCTGTTCGCCAATACTTCGGCGCATTCGTTGGCGTCACTCATGCCCGCGATGTTGGCGACGTCGCGGATGAGTTCCGGGGATACAGGCAGCATGGTTATTCTCCTTTACCCTTTTTCAGGGCTACAAACTGTTTCGGGTAACGTTCTTTGACGAGACGGGCGATGTCTTTGGCGCGCGCCAGTGAAGCGTGGATGACGATGCGGTAGTCTTCTGCCTCACCTTCTTCTTGCGGCGGGATTTGCGGTGTTGTTCCGGTTTGTTCAGGCGCTTCTGCTTTGGCTCTCGCTTCGGCTTCTGCTTTGGCGGCGGCTTCGATGCGCGCTTTTTCTGCCGCCTGGCGCGCTTCATCGGCGGCAAGACGTTCAGCGATTAGGGCGTCAATGTCAGCAGCAGTCAGCACCGTGGACAGGTCGGTGAAGAGGTGGTGTTTGTCCGCTGGGATTTTTTCGTAGCGGGCAACCAGCTTTTTCTCCTGTTCGGCAATCTTGTCCGTCCAGGTTTGCAGGACGGTGGCGCAGGCGGTTTCGATGCCGGACGCGGTCTTTTTGCCTTTGGCCGCAGCGTCTATATCGGCATTGATTTCCATCGGTGTACAGACAAGGCGAAGGGTGGCGGCGATGCGCTCGTCCGCTTTGTTGATTTGCGCCAGTAGCGCTTCGCGGCAGCGTCCGGTGATGTCGGTCTTGACGCGTTCTTTCGCTGCCTTCACCTGTTTGTCGAGGGTGAGGCGGGTTTCAGCCAGCAGCGCGGCGATTTCGTCAGCGGTTGACAGCAGCTTGCGCACGTCTTCGGCGTCTGCCAGTGCGGCTTCTTTCGCTGCCTTGATGGCGGTTTCCGCTTCTTTCAGTTCCTTCACCTGTTTTTCTGCGACGGCAAAATCTTCGTCGGTTTGCAGGTCGGTGTTGATTTTGGCGATTTCCGCCTTGACGTTAGCGGCAAAGTCGTCAAGGTTACTCGCAACGACTTGCGAGCTGATTTTCAGGATAATTTCTTTCATGGCTTATTCCTCTTCAGTTTCGATTTGTTTCAGGGCAAGGCGCAAAGCAGCGCGCGCTTGCGGGTCGTCTTCCATGTCGATGGCATCGCGGATGGTTTGGGCGTCGTAGTTCATGCGGCTTTTCCCCCGCCTAGGTAAGTGAGCAATTCTGCGAAGGTGGCAAAGTTCATATCTCCGTTCAGGAGGTAACCTGTTCTGCCGTCGTCGTATCCGACCATCAAGATGCTGATACAGTCGGTGCCGTGAGTGATGGTCGCGTTGGCGTGAGTGTCGTGATATTGCGCTATGAAGCAGGTGGCATTGGGGAAACGCCCACGCAGGGTTTCAATGTCGCGGTCGTATTTGCGGGTGATGCTCATGACTGTTTTCCTGCTTTGCTCCAATCAATAACCAGTCCAAAGTCCACAAACTGGCTCTCTTTCCATAACAGGGAAAGGTGGTATCCACATTCCCTTAGTTTGGTGATAACCATTTTTGCCGCGTCTTCGAGTTTCTCCTCTTCATTAACCAGCCAGCGGGCGTAAGGCTCTTTTCTGATCGTTACGCTCGTTTCGCCTTTCTCTGCGGCTTCCTTGATTTTTTCTTCGATGAAATCGAGGTATTGTTTCGGCGCTGATATTTCGTAGGCGTCTTTTGCACTAATCATTTTTGGCTCCTTCTTTTTCGATGATTGCTTCCGCCTCTGCGCGGATGGCCTCTTTCATTTCAGGGAATGTCGAGAAGACCTTGGATGTGCTGCCGTCAATGCCATAGCCGTATGGCTTGGGGTTGGCTTTTGTCATGGCGATGTTGAATATCCGCCCCCGCATTCCCCGCATTTGTACTCGCACCACAGAGCCAGCGGGGGTCAGCTCTGTCGCGATGTGCGCTACCTGCGCCGCTGACGGCGAGAACAGCGCGACTATTCCTGCGACTTCGCGGGTGTAGGGGATGCTCATGGGTTTCTCCTTTTCCCCGCGCAGGCGGGGGTGTAGTGGGCGGCACACTCGTGCCGTATTTGTTCGGGGGTTAAGCGCGGGGCGTGGTCTACTTCGTAAACCGCCGCGTCCAGCGCCGCGTTGAAGAAGGCGGCGGTGGCGGCGATGAGTGCCAGCGCGAGGAGGATGTTTTTCAGGGTCATGCGACGCACCCCCAAGATCTGGTTATGTCGAGGATGGGCTTTATGTATTCCTCGACGATGAAGGCGGCGGCTTCTGCTACGGTTTCCCCTTCTTCGGGGATGGTGCTAAGTTCGGCGTGGCGCAGGTATTCCGGCACGCGCCAATCGCCGAAGTAGTCGGCGCAGGTGCCGGTGTACACCTTGCCGTCGCTGATGCTGACGATGACGGCGCCGCTTTCGCCGCCGTCGTCGTATTCATTCCACAACCACACCGCACCGTTTTCGGTGAAGCGGCAGGCGTTGCAGTCTGCTGCAGCGATGATGTGGTCAAGGGTGATTCTTTGTTGTCCCATCTTGTCTCCCGCCCCGTGGGGCGTTGTCCGTTTCGATGGGGTATTATAAACAAATTGTTTAATTATGCAAGTAAAAATACACGTTATATGTAGGTATTTTTACTAATCATTGTTTTATGTACACATTTTGTTTAATTGCAGGCGCAAAAAAACCGCCCGAAGGCGGAGCAGACACCAAACGCGTTAATGTATCACGCGCTGTTCACTTCCCAAGCCACTGGAAAAATCCTTTCTTCTCCCTCTTCCCTTGTTGTTTGGTGGATTCTCGGGGCGACGCATCCCCTTTCCATCGTATTTCTATGACCTTCCTGCCCGGTGGCACCTGGTCACGTGTTCTAAGCCACATCAAGGTAGTGCGATCGCCCGGGAAAAATGGCGGATAGTGGCTGTCGTCAATACTGCCGATGTTGGCGTAGTAGGTCTGTTCGCCGTGGTCGCCCGCATCTGAAAATATGACAACCCCGTTTGGATTGCGGGAAATGGCGGCTTTAATTTCCCTGTTGCGTCTTTGCGCGCTGCACAAAAAACAGACATAGTGCAGCAGGATTTCCGCGCGGTGACATGCTTCCGGGATGCTGCGTTTGGTCACTTTGACATCAGGGGCTGCCCATTTGAGCATATAGGGCATGGCGGGGTAGGTGCGGAACAAGGCAATGTGCTTGTCCAGATTCGGCCACTGCCAAGCAGTCCGATTAAATATGAGTTCAAGCTGCTTGTACATCTTGGTAATGCCCTGGTTGAAAATCGGGCGCATATGCTGCTGAATGTCCCGCAGTTGTGCCTTGTCCATCACCAGTTGCCGCGCAACGATTTTCCATGCAGCGTTGTAGTCGGCGACAAATTCTTTTTCATCAGGGTCAAATTCGAGCAAGCCGGTCATGTTGTTTACTCCTGCTAAGGAAACACTTTTTCGTTCTTGCTTTTAATTCGGTAAGTCAGATATTCCACATGTTTTGCCATTTCCTTCATATTGAAGGCAATCATGGCAAGTTCTGTCTGCGATATTTTTTTAACATTTTCTGGAGAAGTAATAAATTTCCTCGCGGCATCCAAGTCGCTGCCAGGCGCAACAATAGATAGCATTTCGCGCAAACACGGTCGGACTTTCTCAGGGTCTGATTCCCAATAGACATCGTAGCTGGTGCGACAATCAGCTATCTCTTTATGTGACGACTCAATGACAGCTTGAGCCTTAAATATATTCATGTCCCCATCTTTTATATTCTTCCTCGGCACTATTGCTGGCTGTGATGGCTTGCTCCTATCTTCCTCAACCGCAGAATCTAGCAGACGCTGGGAATTATCCTGTACACCGTGTTCCCTTGCTAATTGTGCTTCGGTTTTCCCCTGCGCTTCCAAGCACTCCGTGCGCAGTTTGTAAGTTTTCATTTTGGTGCAATCAGCATTTTCCAATCCTGCAGTTTCTGCTGCTGCGCTGCCTGCCACCAGCAGCAGGACGGTGTAAAGCCATTTGTTCATCAGTCCTCCTTTGTGCCACTTCATTGCGGCGGGTTGGGATAAGTGCAATTCATGCGGTTTCTGCCAACGCTTCCTGTTGGCGGATGTAGATCGCTTCCGCAATGCTTTTCTGCACATCCCTGTTGCCACCGACAAGGCGCAGTTTTCGGATGAGTGTGTCGTAGCCGTAGAAGCGCACCAGTACACCGATGCTTTCATCGGCAAAAGATTTGGACAGGTATTCCACGCCATCAAGGTTGACGGTAACGGTGGCAACACTGTCGTCTGCGAGCAGTTCGCCAATGGCGTTACGGTACGGATGAGCGGCGGCACGTGATGACAAGCTGCCCGATGGGAAACGGATAGTATTTGTCATATTGTTAACCTCATATTTCTTCTAACCGCTGTTTATGAATTTTCAGGACAGCGGTATATAGAACCTTGTAGCTATAATCTATTCTCTTGACAAGTTCAGAATCCCTATCGTAAAGCAAATTCTTGCTCTCTATCAATTTATCCGTAATAGACCTCTTAAAATCAATCCATTCATTCAGGCAGTTTTCTTTCTCTGTATCAAAGTAGCCGTGATGGTTGGCAAAAATATTTGCCATATCCAACTGTTCCATCACTCGGTAATAGTCTTTGATATTTTGGCAGTAATAGTTGCGCGCAATCTCTTTCACTTGTTCAAGCTGTTTTATAAGCTGTTCGCGGTTGTTATTTTCCTGCTGCCGCTGAAATGCCTGTTTTGAGACTTTTTGCGTATTACGCCAGCCCAGCCAAACGAGCAGCCAGCCGACTGCTGGGAAAATCAAGGACGTCATGTCTTTTATATCCTTACACTCCATCAGCGTTTCTCTTTTTCTTTCTGCGCGTCTGCCATATATTGATTGATTTCTATGATGAGCCCTTTGTCTTTGGTATCGAAGTCAATACGCTGCCTGATTTCCTGTGGGCTAAGGTTATTCACGCGCACCAAACCACCAAAGGCTTCTTCCAGAAAGGATGAACCATAACCATAGGTGTTGTCCATAATCAGCTTTATCTTATTTGCCGAATTATTTAACATTTGGACAAGGACTTCGCGAAAGCCCTCACCGCTGCCGTTGCCGTTCTTTTTGAACCGGCCTGCCGGATAAGGCGTGTATTCTCTTGCTATATCGTAGATGATGGTTTCTTCAGTCATAATTCACCTCCCGCGATAGGGATGCTCCAATAAATAATGGTACCTTGTATGGATTCGCTGTATTTTATCGCACTTCCCCTGCGAGTTGCCGAACTCTTCTCTTTTTTCATGATATAGCCACCTTTGTAGCTCCAGATAGCCAATCCTGAATGCTCGTCTTCCCGCGCCAGTTGGGTAATTTGCGCGATACCCTTCCCCCTGTTGGCCTGCTCTGTTGATGTTATATTTTGTTCGGCCTCAACAACTTCCCTGAGGATTTTATGGTCGGGTAACCTCCCCTCTTCCCTTTGCAGTTTATTGGTGATATATGCCCATAGTCCTTTGGTTTTTGCTGCATTGGATTCTCGCAATGAACGGGGAAAACCTATCCCTAAGTCTGCCAGTGCTACATATAATTCATTATCCTTGATTTGGGAAAATAGCCACCATTTCTGTTTTTCAGGGATTGCTTTTTGACAAGTAAAATAATCGCATCTATCTTTCTTGCCTTTGCCTTCATCAAGATAGCCGTGATAAATGCAGTTATCCATTGCTTCTGTAATAGGCACATACAGTTCTTTGACTTTTTCTTTGTCTTTATGAATTTTTTTCAATTTTTCAGCATTTACATTTGTGTCAGTCATTACTTGCCAATGGACAACGGTTTCATCAGTAAGTTTCTTTGCTGGAGCAGCTTTCCCCAAAATTTCATAAAATCCTATCTTGACCAAAACTTGCATGCAGCGACTACTAACAGGTGGTTTGATTTTAAAAGATGTTTTACCGCGCAAGCGATTGATGATGTCCATTTCGGCAAAAAGCAGCAGCATTCCCTCCGGCCAGATAATGCGCACATGGGAGAAATCAAGTACAACATGGGTAATGTCCGGACTTTTCACCCAGCGCTTGATGTCCTGAATGGCGAGACAAAGTGCCTTATGCGAGGGCCGATCATGAAGAGATAGTTTTTCTGGCAGGACAATGATTTTCTGTTTTCTGGCCACAGAGTTTTTATTCAACCTGTGCCGTTTATCGAGTTCCCGCACACTTGCGTAAAGCAGCCTTTGTTTATATTGAGGCGATAGTTTTTTCATGGGTTTCTCTACCCCCCCCGCCACACAACATGGCCGATGATTTGAAAGTCCGGTGCGCCCTCCCCTCCTTGATACTCGATGGGGTCATAGGCTGGATTGCGGCTGATGATGCGCACTCCATCCGGAGTGGCGCGCAATTCCTTAACGAGCATGTGGCCGTTGTAGGCAATGGCGTACACCTCACCGTCTGATAACTCGGTATCCGTAGTGTCAATGATGATGGTGTCGTGGTTGCAGAGGTAAGGCTCCATGCTGTCCCCCCTGACGTACATCGCGCGCAAATTCCCTGCTGTAAGACGTCGGGCCTTGAACCATCCGTGACGGAAGTAAAGCGGGTCGTCCTCCGGGCGCACGATCCATTCCACGGTTGAGCCCTTACCGTCCGGCCCAGCAGCAAGGCGTACGTCATAGATTTCGATACGTTGATGGGTGTCAGTTGGATGCACGCCCGAAGGGAGTATCTGCACGGTTTGCTGGGGGGGGATAAGGCTCACGTGACCGTTGTCATTTTCCGTTGCTGTCATGCCTTGCCCCTCTACCCCAGTAAGGATGTAATTCGCGTCTACACCCAAACGGGCACTTGCCAGCATCGCCCCCTGTTTTGAAATCCCTCTCGCCGCCCAGTTCGTGATGTTTTGTGGCGTAACGTCCAAAGCAGACGCGAGTTCTGCAGGCTGCATCTTTGTGGCGTCGAAAAGTCGCTGCATGGTTGGGTGTGTCTTTTTCATCTCGCCGCTCAGGTTAAACAACTTGTTGAAGTTTCCGAATATTAAATCAGAAATAGCAAACGTTTTGTTACACAACATGGATGAAACATAAATAAACGGATTGTTTTTAGTACACAATATGTTTATTATGTGTGTACTAAACGACCTGAGCATCACATGAAAGACAGAGAACTGATTGAAAGGCTAGGAGGGACGGCGGCTGTAGCGGTTTCTTTGGGTACCAGCTACCAGCGCGTCTACAACTGGACGACGCGAGGAATCCCCCCCGCAGTGAAGTTGGAGCATCCAGAACTGTTCCTGAGCGAGGAGCCGCCGGTTCTGCCACGTCGCAAACGCGGGCGCGCCATGAAGCCCACCGAAGAAACGCCGGAGCCCACCCCATGAACGCAAAAAAACCGCCC